TACCAATTAAACGCGCCAAACAAATTGAAATTTTAACAAACGGCCAATTTAACTTGATGTATTTAAGGCCTGATTTGTTTAAATAGCAAAACAGTTTTTATTGTAACACAAAATAGTTTGGTAATGGGGGTGGATTATGTGGGCAATATGTGAGAGTAAATGTAAGTTAGCTAGGCAATGTGGCAGGCATCAGATACACGCGCCTGATCCACGTGTCAGGAATCAAGATAAACATAAATTTGAGCCGCAATTTGGCAAAGACTGTTATGGCTACATTGAACTAGACAACCATCAAATTGAGGATGAGCATGGCAACAAATAATTTTGCATTTATACCGCTTGAGGTTATTCAAGACATCCGACTTACTAAACGCCACATCAAGGTATTAATTGCCTTGTTTTCTTATCGTGGCAAGAACACCAATACCGTGTGGCCTAGCCGTGAAAAACTATCTAAAAGATGTGGAATAAGGGTTACAACCATTAGCTTAATAACAACTGAATTGGTTAAGTTGGGTTGGTTGGTTAAAACGGGCAAGGGTGGTTTTTCTAAATCAACACGTTATGAAATAACAGTACCTGATTTGAGTACAGTACCTGATTTGGGTACAGCACCTGATTTGGGTACGGGAGGGGTACACGATTTGGGTACTGGCATGGGAGTACCCGATTTGAGTAGGGGCATAGAAGATATCAATAACTTACCAGTAGAACTAAAAGGGGGTAATAAGCGATTTAAACGACCAACGATTGATGAGGTTCGAGCGTATTGCATAGAACGCAATAATGAGATTGATGCACAAGGATTTATTGATTATTACCAAAGCTGTGGTTGGAAAGTTGGCAAAACACTCAAACCCATGAAATGTTGGAAATCAACTGTTAGAACTTGGGAAGGAAAGAATAAAGAAAAAAACAAAGGATCACACGTACACGCAGCCACATTAGCAATGCAGGGGTTAGATATTGATACTGGCAGAGCATTTGATGATGGGTTTCAACAAATAGAGGAGTTTTTAAAAAATGGATGATTTTTCAAGAAAGGCGAACTTAGCTTTGGGGTATTTAGAGTTGCGGTTTATTAATCAACACAAGGATGCAGACATTGCAGCCAATGAACGTGCGTTATGGGCATCAGAGTTGGAAAGAGGAATTGAGGCTGAACGTATAACACCGGATTACATTAAATTGGCGTGCGATCTGTGGGCAGACATTAACCAAAATGGCTACCCACCAACCATAGACCAATTTATTGGGTGTTTGAGAAAGGTGAGTCATGTGCCTAGAGTGGCATTGCCGAATAAGGAAATACCGTTTAAGGATGTTTTTCGAGCGTTTACTGAGGACGGGGTGGTTGCGTATATGCCCTAGGCCAATGCCTAATGTGATGCTTGAATGGGTGAAAGAACAATCAGAAGATATTAAAACAAGGCTTAGAAATTCAAAAAAGAATAGTCCATATTTAAAAAAGAATGTGATTAAGCAATTGGTCAAACAATCAGCATGAAGTATCACAGCGCAAATGAGTGTTTAAGGGCGGCAACTGCTATCAAGCAGCAGGTGGATTATTTGTTATTTGCTATTGGTAATGGTGAGGATAAAGATTGCGCACATCATTTAGATCAGATTAAGCAATTGGTGGATCAGTTAAAGAGTGAAGTTAATGATTGAGATTATTATTGGGTTGAGTATTGTATATGCAGCAATGCTGCTGTATATGTTTTTAGGGGATTAAAAATGGTTGAATTTGCAATGGGTGTGGGTGTTGGTACGGGAATTGGTGCAGGTGTGATGTGGTATTACAAGTGTCGATGTGATAATCAATGGTCTAGTGATATTGTGCGCGATGGCACACAAGCGTTTTTGGTGCGCGAGTATTTAGAGCGTGGCAATAAGTTAGACCATAAGTATGCGCGTGAGCATTTAGGTATTAAGAATTTATCATCAGCAGTGGATAAGTTACGCAAAGCAGGCGTTGATGTTAAGGTTAATAAAGATAATAACGGCAGCTATTACACCTTATGAAACTACAACAACGAGTAGAGGTGCGCATTGGTGAGCCAGTGGCGTTGTTTTTAAAGCGTAAAGCACAGCAAGGATCAACCATCAGGGATGCTGCTAACCAATTAGATGTGAGTTATACAACGTGCCATAAGTGGCAGCGTGAATACAAGATCAAATTTAACAAAGGAAACAATCCATTTAATAATTGGAAGTTAAGATAATGTTTAATATTAAAGGCGATTTAAAACCTATCACCAAACACTTAAACCGCACACAAAAGAAGCTATTGCCGCAGGCATCGGCCAAGGCTATCAATAAGACATTGTTTCAGATCATGGATGCTGAGAAAGCACAGCTACTAACCAAGTTAGACCGGCCTAACCCATTCACACAAAAGGCTTTTAAAATCAACATGGCCAAGGCTAACACACTGCAAGGTGACATACACATACAGCCTAACCGTTGGAAGTATCTAAAGTTTGCGGTGGATGGTGGATCGCGTAACGGTCGTTTACCAGTACCAATCAAAGCCAATGCCAAATTAAATAAATATGGCAACATACCCGGCCGAGGTCGTGCGCGACTTATCAAAGGCAAGAAACAATTTCAAGCAGTGATCAATGGTGTTGATGGTATTTGGGAAAAGACCGGCGGCAAAAAGAACCCTGGATTAAAGTTGGTTGTAGTGTTTAAACGTAGTCTTAGCTATCAAAAGATATTTCCCTTTTATAAAATTGCAGACAAGTTGGCACGCAATATGTTTCAACGCAACATGGCTTATGCTTTGCGCAAGCTAGGCTCTCGCTGATGTTAAAGGTACTCCTAGAGCGAATTAGGCTATGGGGGTTTCGAGCGCAATATTTAATTAGTTTCAGAAACTATGCAATCATTTCGTTATTAATCAATGACTTATAAAGACGTTTGCACACTGCAAGAACTATCAGATTTTTTGATGCTCACAGATCGCCGTGTGCAGCAATTAAAAAAAGATGGTGTGATCATTAAGATTGATCGTGGCCAATACGACTTCTTGCAATCAACACAAGGCTACATAAATTTTTTACGTGAGCGTGCATTTGGCGGTGTGGCCAATACAGATCAGCACGGGGAAAAAACACGCTTGTTGCAGAGATGAACGATGCAGAACTAAGAGGGGATTTGGTTCGTGTTGATGAAGTGCGCCGCGCTATATTTACTGCTGCGCGTGGTGTGCGCAATTCATTACAGACGGTGGCCGATCGTTTGGCTGTGCCAATATCCGCAGAGAATGATCATCATGAAATACACGATATTATCGAGGGTGAGTTAAATCAAATTTTAAGTGATATGGATAAGGAATGGCCGCACGTAGTGGCCGAGCCGGTAGAAGATGAGCAGCAAGAAGATTCCAAAGATTGATGTTGATGGTGAGGCGTTAGTATTTAACGCAATTGCTGCCGGATTAAAACCCGACCCCTGCGAGCCGATGAGTGAGTGGGCAGATAAGTACCGATTACTCAACCAAACCTATGCGGCCGAGCCGGGCAAATGGCGCACCAATCGCACGCCCTATCTTAGAGAGATTATGGATGCGTTCAGTCCGTCAAGTCGGTGTGAGTTTGTAACCATTATGAAAGGCGCACAGCTAGGATTTACCGAGGCACTAACCAATATGCTTGGTTATATTATTCACCGCGCACCCGCACCAACTATGATGGTGCAACCAACTTTAAACTTGGCCAAGCGTTATAGCAAACAAAGACTTGCAACCATGATCCAAGATATGCCAGTTTTAAAAGGTTTGGTTGCTGATCCACGCGCAAGGGATAGCGGCAACACCACCACATCAAAAGCCTTTGATGGCGGTGTGTTATTTATTGCCGGTGCAAACTCGGCCTCAGATTTACGCAGTGTGCCAGTACGTTATTTATTACTCGATGAGGTTGATGCCTACCCGTACGACTTGGATGGTGAGGGCGATCCAATTGAGTTGGCTGTTAATAGGACAAAGACGTTTGCACGGCGTAAGGTTTTAATCGGCAGCACGCCAACCGTTAAAGATGTGAGCCGTGTTGAACGTGAATATTTAAAAGGCGATCAAAGAAAATACCACGTTGCGTGTCCGCATTGTGACACCATGCAAGAGTTGGTTTGGTCAAATATTAAATGGGATAAAGACGAGAACAAAGTACCAAGGCCGGAAACCGCTTTTTATGCGTGCAGCCATTGTGCAGGGGTGATCAATGAAAGTGATAAATTGGCTATGTTGCAGCATGGCCAGTGGGTAGCCACCAAGCCTAACAACAATTACCGTGACACACGCAGAAGTTATCACATATCTAGCCTTTATTCGCCGTGGGAGTCATGGGCAAACCTAGTACAAAAGTGGTTAGATGCACAGCGTGATCCACATTTATTAAAAACCTTTGTTAATACGGCACTGGGTGAGTGTTGGGATGATGAGGCAAACCGTGTTAATCAAGAAGATTTACAACAAAAAGCCGAGGCCTACCCACTACGCATCGTGCCGATGGGTGGCTTGTTAGTAACGGCCGGCGTTGATACGCAGGACAACCGCCTTGAGGTTGTATTGTGGGCATACGGCAAAGACGGCCAACAGTGGGCAATTGATTATCATGTTTTTTATGGTGATCCATCTTCGCCGGCATTATGGGATGAACTAGACGAGTATTTACAAAAAGAGTTACAACATGAGAGTGGCGAGGCTATCAAAATTAGTGCCGCTGCCGTTGATACCGGCGGCCATCACACCCAACGTGTTTATGACTTTTGCCGCACTAGGCGTTATCGTCACATCATTGCCATTAAAGGATCATCCACCCGCAATAAACCTATTATCTCAAAGCCGGCAAGTGTTGATGTGACGTTCAGTGGCAAGACATTAAAAGACGGTGTGCAGTTATGGCCGGTGGGTACGGACACTGCAAAAGAAGTTATTTATGGCAAGTTTAATATAAAGGCCGGTGCAGGCTCTATGCACTTTTCTCATGAGTTACCCGATGAATTTTACGAGCAAATATCCTCAGAAAAATTAATCACTAGATACCACAAAGGTTTTCCACGTAAAGAATGGGTTAAGCCATCACACGTACGCAATGAGGTTCTTGATTGCAGTGTGTATAGTTTGGCCGCCGCCTATCATTTAGGTATGAATAAATTTAGTCAGCGTGATTGGAAAACCCTAGAGGACACTGTGCAGCCACTAACCAAGGATTTATTTGCTGATAAAACGGAAAATATTAAGCAAATAGTTGAAGCTAAGAGCAAAAAATCACAGCAAAAATATCAACCAATAGCGCGTAGGAAAAAGGCCAACACTGGTTTTGCCTCACGTTGGTGATTGATCAAGCAATCTTTTGATTTTTTCTAGGTTGTTTTTGCCCGGCAGATCACACCATTTTTGATAATATTGCTGATCATCCTGCTTAAATGAAACCACCACGCGATTAATATTTTTATTCCATTCGGTTGCGGTGTCGATTCTTGTTTGCCTAGATTTTTTTGATAGCTTAGACATCGTTAGGCATTTTTAAATAATTAGGTAAATCTTCGTCAGTGTAAATACCATAACCATTGATGCCACCAAAGAATATTTGAGAATCTATTTTTTTAGCTTTGTTTTGGGCTTTACGTTTAGTGTCAGCATTAACTATTAATTTAATATAAGGCGTGCAGCTAGGATAATCTCCATATCCAAATTCAGAAGTGTTATCGTTTTCATACTTCATGCCAATAATGTAATATTTTTCCATTTGTGTGACTCCTTTTTATTTTATGTGGGGCAAATGCCCCGTTTAATTAATCTTTCCAGTTTGTAAATTCTTTTGATGACAATTCAGTTGTTTTAAATGTACATTCCCAACCAATGCAATCCATTTGCAGTTGAGCATGTAAATCTGCTCTGTCAAATATATTATTTCCAATAATTGCTCTTTGTTTCATTTGCTCACCGTTTTGATTGTCAGTTAATGTGATGCCTATGTAAGTTGATTTGTTCATTTTGTAACTCCTTTTTTGTTGTTGTTGATGATAGTATACTATAAAAAAACAATATGTCAAGGTTTATTTTAAAAATAAATTAAATAATTTTAAATAAAGGATTGACATTTCAAAAAAAGTTACTACCCTAAACACTAGATGTAGTGCTTTTGGCACACAACAAATACTAGATATAGGGGTTTTATGGCAAAT